TGGGAATTGGTTATGATGAACTTCTTAGACACTCATCCTGGTGTAATACAATGGGCAAGTGAGAGTATAAGAATACCTTACGTTAACCCATTGACTGGACAACGAAGTCAGTATATTCCGGATTTTCTTATATTATATCAAGATAAACACGGAAATCGCCAAGCTGAATTAGTTGAAGTAAAACCAAAAAAAGAAGCACTGATGGAACATGCTAAAAGTCAACGAGATAAAGCGTTCTTAGCAATTAATACAGCTAAGTTTACTGCGGCAATGATATGGGCTAAAAAAAACGGATTGAAATTTACAGTAATAACTGAGGACAGTTTATTTAGACAAAAAGGTAAAAAGTAAGTATGTTACTACCTATTTTATATTTAAATTATCCTCGTAATAAGGTAAAACAATGAGTGTCAATAGTAAACGATTCAAAACATTAGAGGATGCATTCAATCTCCCTAGCATCAATGATGAAGATGATGAAGACGAAGAAGGTACTCAAACCACTGAGGATATTACACAAGCTCTTGAAAATGCTAAGAATTTAGAAAAACGATTTCATAAAACGAATCACTATGATACCCATGATAAAGAAATGGATGAGTTAGCTGGATTGGCAGTTACTGCCCATAAAGATTTACAAGAATTAGGTATGAATGTTGAAATAAAACACGCAGGTGAAATATTTTCAAGTAGTAGTCAAATGTTAAAAATAGCAGTTGATGCCAAGAATAATAAAGTAGAGAAGAAATTAAAGCTTTTAAGGTTACAGTTAATTAAAATGAAGTTAGATTTAGAGTATCGAGATAGCGAGGAGAGCGCCGTAGAAGGTGTTGCAACCAAATTAGATCGTAATGATTTATTAGAACAGCTTAAGCAAATTAACAATGCGGATAAATAAAAGCGAATTGGAGATGTAATTTTAAATGAAATCGCTCAAAAACTACATAGCTGAAACAACTAAGATGTATATCTATTATATAAAAGTAGCCATGCATCTGGATGATGACCAGGTCAATGCAATAAAGTCGTTGCTTTCCATTTATCAATTAGTTGATTTTGGCACTTTAACACGTATTGAAGATGACAAATATGATTTCTTTGATATCCCAGATAAAAACGTGCATTGCATTCGCATCGTCACAAATATGCCAATAAGTAGTTACATTCTCGAACAACTAATTAGAGATGCATTAAATGTATCAGAAAAATTAGTTGTAGTTAGAGGCGTAAATGAACCAGTTGAGCTTGAAGCTGAACTTCAAAAATTTAAGCAAGATGTTGCAAAAGAAGTCAAAGATAGCGGATTTACATTTGCTAGCAGATTAGATACTGACAGAATATATAATCCAGTAGAAGAACCGGACGTTACTAATATATTTGGTGACGAGTATAATACAAATTTGTTAGCTCATTTAGCTAATATCAAAGCTGACCGTAAATCAACTGAGTTTGAACCTCATGCAGGTTTATTTAGTTGGGTAGAAATGAAGAAAGTTAAGCCAGGCGAACCAGTTCAGGATACGTCAGACTTTAACGCTCAATTTAAGACACCTAAGCCTATTACTGGTAAAAATAATAAAGTAGCTGTTGATGATAAAGTACTTGGTGCAAATGGTAATTTTGATGATGGGGCAGCAAAGAATATAGCATTTTATACCGATAAACAAAACAAGAAAAATTCTATTGGTGTCCGTGGCACCGAAGTAAGATCTAAGAGGTAATAATTATGGACATGAGTAAACTCCTTAAGCAATTGCGAATGATAAATGAAAGTGATGCTGAGAGCGACGTTAAGTGCAATAAGAGTGCAAAAGGAAAGTATTGTCCAAAACATAAAATGGATGAATGCTCGATGGTTAGTGAAGATGATCAACTTCCTGTTGATTCAAATGATGGTGGTGCAGTAAGTGATGGTCCAAAACCTCCTGAGCCAGATGCGGCACCTGCGTTGAATAATGCACCACAAAATAAAGGCGCTGCTGGGAATGATGAAGTAAAGGTAGATGACGATGGCCGTGGAGTAGAAGATAATAATGCTGGTGAAACAAGTGAAGAAGATATTAAACGTCAAGATGATGAATATTATAAGGCCATAAAGGGTGGCGGAAAAATTCCAGAAGAAGTTGTTGAACCAGATCGATTTATGCGTTATTATGAAGCAACATATGGTGTTGATGCCGGCACTAGTGAAAACAATGGTGGCAATCAATCACAAGGCCAAGAACAAGAAGCAGTTACAGAAGAAGACAACGAAGAAGACACCGACGAAGATAGCAAAGAAAATAAGAAGGTAGAAAGCAATAGCATATATAACGAAGCTCGCGGCGGGTCCGATGAGCAATTCAAGAGGAATAAAGACCATTGGTTAGTACAGTCCTTAAAGAATGGCGAAGCAGATGATCACGAAATGTTCCCTCCTAATCAAAAAGATAAAGCATTAGCATTAGCTAAGAAACTTAGAGATGAAGGACATAAAGGCGTTAAAGTTGTTCACCCATCAAAAGAATCATTTAATGAGAATATTAGTATCCAAGTTGATCAACAAGATGCATATGAATTAATACGTAGAATGGCAGAACTAGCAGGTCAACCACCAATAACTACGGTTCAAGCTCCATCGGCATCAATAACAGGTATGTCACCAGAAGTAGTAACCATGGAGGATGATCGCGAACAAGAGCATTGCCCGCATTGTGGTCGAGAAATGGGCGGATGTATATGTTCAAATGATAATGATTATGACCCACAAGATAATGAATTAGATTCAAATTATGAAATGAGAATGGCCGAAGATATTGATAATGACTTTGGTCATACTGATCATCCAGATGCCGGAGAACCAGTTGATCCAAATACATATTTGTATAGAGCACCAAACGGGGCTCAACGAACAACAAAAGCTCGCGGTGGGGATAACGCTCTTATTAATAATGAAATTATTAAGGAAGATGCAGGCAAGTTGTTTACTAAACTTAAGAAAGATTATCGTGCTTATGTAGCAGAAGCAGATCTTGCAGCAAGTAATGCACCAGGTGCATTGAGTCCATTATCTGCGTCTAGTCGAGATGAATTTGTAAAAGATCCTTTTGCTGATGATGAATCGGTTACTGATGGTAGTAGAAGTCCATTGAGTACAATAAAGAGGCAGAGTGTAGCAAAATAATTGGAGTGCAAATGCTTTTAAATAAAAAACATTTAATAACAATTGATATATTTTATTATAGATTAGATTATAAAAGCTTAATAGAAGAATTTATTTTGCAGGTTGAGGATAATGTTCCGCAATTACATCGTACACATAAATTTTTGAACTATTGGCATCATAATATTGATGCCGTTGTACAAGAAGTGATGATAAGTATTAATGAACGGAAATATGGGTCGTACAAAAATGTTGATACGTTTCTCAATATGCACTAATTAATATGGCAAACTCAAATACAGATATAAATCTAATAAAGAAGGCAAATTCTAAAACTTCTTATTCTGCACATCAAAAACGTGAAATATTCAAATGCATGAATGATCCATTGTATTTTATGGAAACCTACATGTGGATTCAACATCCTGATCCGGCTAAAGGTAGAATGCGATTTACTGCGTTTGAATTTCAGAAACGATTAATAAATGCATATTGGCAGAACATTTCAGTTATAGCCATGTTACCAAGGCAGGCAGGCAAATGTTGTATAAATAGTACTATAATAACTATTAGACAACCTTCAACCGGAGATATATATGACCTTCCAATTGGAACCTACTATGAATGGGCAGCTTGTATGCGAGATGGTACAACCCCTCCAGATATCAACCAATACAAAAGAGAAAACAACGGTAGGCAAATACTGTAGACCTATTACTAATTATATTTGTTTAAATTGTTCTATAGCTTTTAAAAGTAAAGCACATAATGCAGATGGATATTGCAGTGTGCATTGTAGAAAAGTTGCACATAGTATAACAAAATTTATTGGCATAGAAGGTACTGATTATATTGTCTGCCCAATTTGCAAAATACGAACACGGCAAATTAGCCCAAAACATGCTAAAATGCATGGGTTTGATTCTGCTAAGCACATGCAAGAATTTTTAAAAATGCCATTGATAACATGTGAATTAAAGAAAGAATCAAGTGTCGGCGAAAATAACCCCGGCTATCACCATGGTGGAAAATTTAGCCATTTTAGTAAAAATTTTATACATGGATATGATGAAGAAAAACATAATAAATTGATAGAGAATAATCGATTATTTAGAATCGATCACCCAGAATTATTTAAAACAGATATAGCATATTGGTTAAAACAAACAAATGGTGATGAAGTGTTAGCTAAACAATTATATATGAAATTTCAAATGAGAGATTTAAATTGGTTTATCAAGAAATATGGTGAGGATGAAGGTAAAATACGTCATCAAAATAAGATAGATAAATGGATTAATACTTTAAAATCAAAACCACTAGAAGAATTATTGGATATAAACAAACGTCGAAATACATGTGGACCGTCGTCAAAATCCGAACGTGAGTTATTTGATAAATTATCTGAATTTTTCCCTAATTTGATTAGACAGCTATTATTGAGAAGGGAGAATATAAATGGGGTATTCAATAAATTTTACTTGTATGATATGGCACTTAGTAATAAGATAATTGAATACAATGGTGATTACTGGCACGCTAATCCGGCTAAGTACGATAGTATTACCTATGTAAATAAACACAATAATCAAGCATTTTCAGAAATAAGAGCAAGAGATGAAGATAAATTACAAGTAGCAATAGATAATGGTTATAGTCTGCTAACTATTTGGGAATCAGACTATAAATTAAATTCAAAGAAAGTTATAGAGCAATGCATTCAATTTCTGAATCAGTAGAACGAAAATTTATAGATCAGATTCAACTAAATGATTGGGAGATATTTACTGATTCTGGTTGGGTTCCGTGTATTGAAATATCAAAAACAATTGAATATCAAATTTATAATATAGTATTAGAAAATGGATATGAATTAGGTTGTGCTGATACACATATTGTATTTGATCAAAATTACAATGAAATATTTGTAAAGGATTTACAAATAGGTGATATAATACTAACTGATCAAGGTGAGACAACAGTATCGTCTATTGTTATTAGTGACTTGTGCGAAAATATGTATGATGTTTCTGTTAATTCATATGATCATAGATATTATACAAATGGTATATTAAGCCATAATACAACTTGCGCCGCTGGATTCTTGCTATGGTATGCGATGTTTAATGCTGATGTGACAATTTTAATTGCGGCTAATAAATTTCGAGCAGCAACTGACATAATGGATAGAGTAAAATTTGCATACGAAGAATTACCCGATTGGTTACGAGCGGGAGTTACTACTTACAATGTACAAGATATACGATTTGATAATAGATCAAGAATAAAAAGTACAACAACTACTCCTGATAGTGGTAGAGGTATGTCTATTTCATTATTGTATTGTGACGAGTTTGCATTCGTGAAACCAAGAATAGCAGAAGACTTTTGGACAGCTATGAGTCCTACTTTAGCAACTGGTGGCAAATGTATAATAACTTCGACTCCAAACAGTGATGAAGATAAATTTGCAGAAATCTGGTTTGGAGCAAATAAAACTGTAGATGATTATGGTGATGATACAACCGACGGTTTAGGTATAAATGGATTTAAGGCAGTTACAGCAAATAATAATGAGGTACCAGGAAGAGATGAAATTTGGGCTATACGAGAACGTAACAAGATAGGCGCTGATAAGTTTGATCGTGAATATAATTGCGTGAGCGCACATACAATTATAAATGTTTCAAATGAAAATGTCAAATTAGATATTACTATGAAAGATTTGTATAATTTATTAGATGATGGCATAGTTAGTGACAAATAATTCAACATGGCGTATTGTACTGTGAACGTATCTAAATATATTATATCAAAAATTGACGGCGGTAATTACTGTTTATCAAATGGACAATTTACTAGACATTTGCAATTAAATGATATGACATATCAGCAATATTATGAGAAATATATTACAGGAATTATTGAAATATGTAAGTATTGTGGTAGACTAAAAATGTTTTATCAAGCTACTAATACATATGCTGCTACATGCGGATCACCTAAATGCAGAGGTATTGTTATAAAAGAAACTAAAAATAATTGGACAGATGAACAGCGAGAAAAAGATTCTATTAATAAAAGAAAAGTTAATGCTGCCAGAACAGTTGAAGAAAAACGGAATATACTTGAAAAAGTAAAGAAAACAAATTTAGAAAAATTTGGTACTGAGTTCTCATTTAATTCTGATGAGCTTAAAGCTAAAGCAAAACAAACTAAACAATTAAAATATGGAAATGAAAAATATAATAACAGTAGAAAAGCTAGTAATAGTAGAATAAACAGATCAGATGATGAGAAATTAAAAACAATCAAACAACGTAAAGCTACTAATTTAGAGAGATATGGAGTCGAAAATCCGTTGTTATCTCAAAATTTTATATCTAAATCAAATAAAGGTAACAGTTTAGTAAAAACATATACTATGCCATCGGGTAAAATTGTTGGTATTATGGGGTATGAACCTATAGCCTTAAATATATTGTTAAAAACATATACTGAAAATGATATAGAAGTACACGATAATTTTACACATACATGTTTTGAAAAAATAGAATATATTGCCGTTAATAGACATCATTTAAATTATTATCCAGATATTTACATTAAATCTACTAATACTATAATTGAAATAAAAAGTAAATGGTGGTGGGATGGAAACGGAAGTATTAAATATAAATCTAGGTTAGAAAATAACTTAAGAAAATTTCGAGCTGCAATAATTAACGGTTATAATTATGAGGTTTGGTTATTTGAAAACAAATATGATTATAGGATAATACACAGTGAACAAGATATTTAGAAAAAATACATTAGGCTTAACAGTAGATACACCACTTGGATATAAAACCTTTGCAGGGGTAGCATATATGGGTGATAAAGAAATATTGAAATTAACTTTGTCAAATGGAAGATCTTTAGAATGTACAATCGATCATAAAATTTATATATCTGAATCAGAATATATATGTGCAAATGAACTCGAACTGAACCAAAGTGTAATAGCAAAAGAAGGAAAATTTGAAATCATATCTAAAATCCATACAGGTAAAATTGAACCTGTATATGATTTGATAGAAGTAGATGGTGGTCACAGATATTATACAAATGGTATATTAAGTTCTAATTGTCAATTCTTAACAGCTGACAGTACATTAATAAATGCAGTGACATTACTTAACTTGCAAGGTATTAATCCGATATTTAAGACTAATGAAATTCGTTGGTATGAAAAGATTGAACCTAATAAAGTATATCTTGTGGCATTAGACCCTAGTGCAGGCGTCGGGAATGATCCAGCGGCAATTGAAGTATATAACCTACCTGATATGAAACAAGTAGCAGAATGGACACATAATAGAACTAGTATCCCAAGTCAGGTTCGAATGATGCAAAATATAATCAATTTCATTGCAGCAGAGATGAAAAAGTTTCCAGAACAAACTGGTGATCCAGATCTTTATTTTACCGTTGAAAATAATACATGGGGCGAAGCTGCATTATTAACTATACAAGATATTGGCGAAGAACGATTTGACGCGTTAATGATGCATGAACCAAAAGTAAAAGGTGGTGCAACAAGACGTAAAGGTCTTAACACAAATGGTCGTACAAAGGCAATGGCTTGTACAAAACTGAAAAGTTTGTTAGAATCTAGTAGATTAAAAGTCTATAGCAAAGCATTAGTTAGACAATTAAAATTCTTTGTTAGCAAGGGTGATAGCTTTGCTGCAAAAGTAGGTGAAAATGATGATTGTATTATGGCGTCATTATTATGCATAAGAATGATGATGATGGTTACTCGCTGGGATGAAAACATCGAGCACTTACTTAAAGATGATTTTGGTGATGAATCTTACAGTGATCCAATGCCTATTAGTTTTGGATTTTGATAACCTAGTCTAAGTTTCAGCTGATAAATAAAGTATAGGTCGCGGAATGGGAATCACTGCGATGTAATTCAGATGATACTAAATATATAACAACTATTTCTGAAGGAATTATGAATGTCTTATAATTGGGCCGCTATTGGTGACAAAATCTACGGAATCTTATCATCATCAGGATATGGTATACAAATGTGGGATGACACTGGTAAGACTACAATAGATCCACATGATGCTATTAGATTTTTAGCATCTGTTAAGAGTAAAAATCCAAAATTACAAACATTTAATATATTAATTGGGTTGCATGATGAAGATGCATATAGTCATTTAGATTTTAGAACACCTAAGAGTGTTGATGATGCCGACTTTGAAACTATAACAGCATTAAAGAACAGCATTCAAAAGAATCTAGGTGATGTTGAAGGTTTGAAGATCAACTGGACACCATTTGGAAGTGCGATTACACTTAAAGATGATCCTATAGAAAAAGTAACTGAAAGTCGTGATATCGGTAAAGTATACGGAACAACCAAGAGTAGTTTTCAGAATGTAGGTAGAAGCAAGATAATCGTTAGGCACAGTGATCCTATTGACGAAAGTAAACAAGGTAGTCGTTGGCGCAAGATTAGAAGTGTATTCATTGAAACTAAAGAAGGTGAGCGTTTCATTTATCCAAGAGCTCATATAGCAGGTGCAAGAGCATTAGCAAGACATTTAAGCGAAGGTGGTAATGTCAATGATGATATTGCTAAAGGTATCTCTGAAATGAGTGAAGATTATATGCAACTTAAGCGTGCTGGTAAATTATTGCGCAAAGGTGGTAACCATGATCAAGCATTACATGCTAGAGAAGCAATGAAGACCATTAATTTTGGTTTGAAGCGTATAAGTGGTAATAGAGGATATCATTCAGCCGGTGACATTATAGCTAAGAATACTGCTGATAAAGTAAAGGATAAAGCTGACAGTGGTAAGCAACTTCTTACCGACTGTGAAGGACTTACTGAAGATGATATGGGTTGTTTGAATACAGCCGCAAATTATATTATTAGAGTCCAAGCTCCTGTAGAAGGTAATAATAATGCATGTCCAACTTGGTTAAGTCCAATGCTAAAAATATTGATAGACAAGCTTGGCGACCAAGAACATATAGACAGAGTAACTGGAATGGCAAACGACGTGGATGCCGGTACCGCTCCAAATCCAATTGATATTCAATGGGTAGTAAAAGTTATTAAAGATATTAATAATCCACCTGTTGTTGACAGTGTTGAGTCCAACGGACAATTAACTGAAGATACTGAACCATTGACAAGTCATGATGGTGCTCAAGAATGGTATGATGATGAAGGTGAACTTCATAGAGAAGATGGACCTGCTAGAATTACTAAAGCTGGTACCAAAGAATGGAGTAAACATGGCAAGCGCCATAGAATAGATGGGCCAGCTGTTATGCAATCAAATGGTCGTAGATCATATTGGGTAAATGGTATTTACCTGGATAGTACCATTCTTAAATTTATGAGATTAACTGGCATTAGGTTTCCTCCGAAACCTAATCAAGAATTGGCAAATGATTTAGATACAGAAAAACAAAAAGTAATACATTATATACTAACGCAAATAAAATATCACTTATCGCCATCAATAGCTTTACCATTGATATATGCATTAAAAGTTACTGGAGTACATTGGCCAGAGCTAAATGCAATAGAGAAAAGTGCCAATGTAAATACAGAATTAAATGAAACAATAAATTTTAATCTAAGCAGAATTAGACAGCTTAGTGGGATATAATTTTTCTTAATTTTTTTCATTATTTACTTGACCTTAGATTGGTATTTTAGTATAAATATAAGTGTTAAACAGTAGTAATTTACTATTGTTTATCTTAAATCCGTACAGAATTCAATAAAGGAGACACTCTCAATGGCTTTAAATTTACGAGACATTCAAGCAAAACTTCAAGCTCAACAAGATAAGAAAGACCGCGCAAAGAACGGTACATTTACTGGTGATAGCGCAATTTACCCATTCTGGAACAATCCAGAGGGTAGTACAGTAGCATTACGCTTTTTCCCAGATGCAGATGAGTCAAATGACTTTTTTTGGGTAGAGCGATTAATAATTAAGCTACCATTCTCTGGTGTCAAAGGACAATCAGATAGTAAGCCAGTAGAAGTACAAGTTCCTTGTATGGATATGTGGAAACCAAATAGTTGTCCAATCTTAGCAGAAACTCGTCCATGGTGGAAGGATCCTTCACTAGAAGAACTTGCACGTAAGTATTGGAAGAAGAAAAGCTACCTGTTCCAAGGAACTGTTGTAGGACAGAATCCAAACCCACAAGATCAGACTCCAGAAAATCCAATTAGACGATTGATGATTACTTCATCTATATATGATATTATCAAGACTATCTTGATGCGTCAGGACTTAGAATATACTCCAACGGATTATGTCCATGGACGTGACTTCTATCTTAGTAAGACAACTAAGGGTGGTTATGCAAATTATCAGAGTTCAAGTTGGAGTATGAAAGAACGTCCTCTAAGTGACGATGAAAATGCAGCGATTGAAAAGTTTGGTCTTTACAACCTAAGTCAGTTTCTACCAAAGAAGCCAGATGATACTGCACTTAAAGTTATTATGGAACTATTCCATGCCAGTGTCAATGAAGAGTTGTATGATACAGAACGATGGGGTGAATTCTTCAAGCCATCGGGGTTTAGGAATGAGAATGCTGACAATGCAACAGCTAATACCAGTACTCATGTACCTAAGACAACACCAACTGTAACTGCAGCTAGTGTTATGAGCAAGGTTACTAAGGCAGCAAAGGTTGATGACAATGATCCACCATTTGAACCAAATGTTATACCAGCGGCAGGCACTGAGAAAGCTAAGATGAATACCCCAGAGGAGATCTTAGCAGCGATTCGTAGACGCCAAGGAACCAAGTAAAATTACTTGAAACTTAATAGGAGAATTCAACAATTCTCCTATTTTCTATTATAATGACAAAGTATATTTGAAAGGAAAAATACAATGAGGCCGTACGATATATCTCGTTTTAGAAAAGACATTACTAAGGCTATACCAGGTCTAAGTGTTGGGTTTCATGATCCAAGTACATGGATTGATAGTGGTAATTACGCGCTTAATTATGCAATAAGCGGAGACTTCACTAAAGGTATACCGCTAGGTAAGGTTACTATGTTTGCCGGCCAGTCTGGTAGTGGTAAAAGCTTTATTTGCGCAGGAAATATTGTCAGAAATGCTCAAGCATCTGGTATATTTCCTATCATTATTGACTCAGAAAATGCACTTGACGAAAATTGGTTACAGCCGTTGGGCGTTAGCACTGATGACGACAAATTACTTAAAGTTAATATGGCTATGATTGACGACGTTGCTAAGCTTATTAGCGATTTTATGAAGGACTATAAAGCAAGATTTGATAAGACTGATCCTGTAGACAGACCAAAGGTATTGTTCGTACTAGATAGTTTAGGAATGTTGATGACTCCAACTGACGTTAATCAGTTTGAAGCTGGTGACCTTAAGGGTGACATGGGTAGAAAGCCCAAAGCATTAACAGCGTTGGTTCGTAATTGTGTTAACATGTTTGGTGAGTATGATGTTGGATTGGTTGTAACTAATCACAGTTATGCGTCGCAGGATATGTTCGATCCAGACGACAAGATATCTGGTGGTCAAGGCTTCATCTATGCAAGTTCTATTGTTGTAGCAATGCGTAAGCTTAAGCTAAAAGAAGACGAAGACGGTAAGAAGACTACAACCGTTAACGGTATCAGAGCACTATGCAAGATTATGAAGACTAGATTTAACAAACCATTTGAATCAGTTGAAATTAAAATCCCTTGGACAACTGGTATGAATCCTTTTAGTGGATTAATTGATTTGTTTAAAAATAAAGGTGTATTAATTAAAGATGGAAATAAATTGAAATATCATGATAGTGAAGGAACTGAACACAAATATTTCGAATCGCAGATACCAAATGATCTACTTGATCTTATAATGCTTGAATGGGATGAAAATAAATTGCCTAATATCCCAATTGATATCCCAATAGATGACAGTGATGTTTGATTAATAACATGTATTATGTGTATATTTTAAAAGATCCTAGGTCGGGTTTACCATTTTATGTTGGAAAAGGTCAAGGAGAAAGGGCAGATAGTCATACTAAAAGAATTCAAGATGGCAAACGTACTGAAAATCCATATAAGGATTCTGTAATCAAACAAATTTTAGCAGAAAATTTAATACCCGAAATAGAATATGTTTATTATACTGATGATGAAATTGCAGCGTATGACTTCGAAGCGGATCTTATTATAAAATATGGTAGGAAACGCTTTGACTATGATGGGATATTAACTAATTTATGTATTGATAATAGGCCACCTTCACAAAAAGGAAAATCATATATAGAAAGATATGGTGACAATGCTATTAATGTGATCAACAAATATAGAGAAAGTTATAATAATAGTAGGCCATATCATAAATTGAGAAAATTAAGTATTGATCAAAAACAAAAATTAAGTGAACGTACGACTGGTACTAATAACCCATTTTATGGTAAGAAACATTCAACTGAATCTAAGAAGAGGATCAGTAATGCAAATAAAGGTAAATGTATTGGTGTAGACAATCCAAATGCTAGGATGTACTTATTTGTAGATAGCAATTACCGGATATATCGAGTAATTGGGGAATTTGCTAAATTTTGTGAAAAAATGAATTTGAGTTATCAAGCTATGGGGCGAGGAATTCCTAAGAAATGGATAATTAAATCTGGTCCATCAAAAGGTTGGCAAGTATTAAATTTGACTTTAAATTATGATAAAGATAGATTAATAAATTTATTTGAAGCTAAAGGTGTTTTAATAAAAGACGGAAATAAATTAAAATATAACGATAGTGAAGGAAATGAGCATAAGTACTTTCGTTCGGGTATTACAAATGATCTTCTTGACCTTATAATGCTTGAATGGGATGAAAATAAACTGCCTGACATCCCTATTGAGTTTATAGCAGATGATGGCACAACTGTTTAATAAGGAGTATAATATGGAAGTTAATGCTAGTTTGGTTCTCGATGTTTGGGAATTATTTAGCGAATATCTACCTTCTAATAAAAAGGAAGATATTGCTAATAAATTGATTAAAATTTTTGCGGATAAGGGTGTTGAGCAAGATGATCTCGAAGCTATTAGGGGTGAGGACAACTATCTTGATACTGCTATAGACAATTTTCGTGAACATGATCGTGATGACGAAGATGAATATGATTATGAATCTGGTTATGATGATTGATCTATTGTAAAATTTTGGTTAGTTGTGTATAATAATAGTGGGCCAAGTTGCCCACTATTGTATTTTAAGGGTTTGAATGTGGTATAATAGAGTAGTTGGTAATTTGTCTGAGGTAGCATCGGCTATTGATTTTTATGATAATGAACTTATGTCAGCTCAACATGAATCAAAAATTATAGGAAGTATTGAAAAGAATGCTCAAGAACTTAGTGGTATAATGTCTTATAGATTTATACAATTACAAGAAATAGAAGCGATACTAAAATATCTTAATATTAGATATGATAAAATTCGAAGTGATCACTATAAGAAATACACTGAACATTATGCTAGAGAACTTACTGATCGTAGCATTGAGAAATATATAGATGGTGAAGCAGAAGTTGTTACTATGTGTATGCTTATTAATGAAGTGAGTCTAGTTAGAAATAAATATTTAGGATTAATTAAAGGTCTTGATGCTAAGGCGTTCACTATAACCAATTTGGTTAAACTTAAGATAGCTGGTTTAATAGAGCATATATAAAAGATAATGAAATGGAGTTAAGGTAATTATGATTGATGAAAGCATAACTCGAGTAATACTGTTCGATGTTGACGGAACGTTAGCTAATGGTGATCATAGATATCATTTATATGAAGGAAGAGATTCTGATTCATGGGCTGCATATATTGCAGCTTGTATACAGGACAGTCCATATACTGAAGTTCAATGGTTGAATTACATTATATCACAACAGCCTAATGTTTATATAATCGTATTAACTGCAAGGTCTGAATCAGGACGTGAAGTAACTGAGAAATGGCTAATGGCTCATGGCATAATATACGATGAGTTAATTATGAAACCTGAAGATGAAGCAATTGTAAAAGTTAAAGATCACGATTTCAAAGAGCGTATATTAGATGAACTTATTTTACAGAATAAAAAGCCATTTATGGTATTTGAGGATAGAAAATCTGTCGTAGATATGTTCAGATCAAAAGGTATACCGGTATTACAGGTTCGACCTGGCGACGTTTAATTTCTCCATTTCATGACACGCATATACTCACCTGACCTCAAAAGGCCTGGCCAAATAATAATTAACTATGTGTGAACAAAAATTATATGAGTGTATAGTTTCATCTTGGAATAAACTATAAGAGATGTTAACGTGTGGCAAAAGGCCATAGCGCGGGAATAATTTCTTCAAAATTGTTAGAATTTTGGAAAATTTCGGTTGACCTAATCTCTAGAGATGTTATTGTATTTTTGTAGGCAATGACAACGGAGATACAGCATGTCAAACACGTTGGTGCAGATCACAAAAGGTCGGACGCGTGGTGGGGTTAAGGTTTCTAATATCGTTGTAGAATTGCTCGATGGGATGAAGACGGACAAGGATGGGATTTATATCACCGTTGACGGGAATAGCATTTCGGAACTGCGTCAAGGGCGCAACAGGATTTACCTTGCTAGCAAAAATGATTTTCATCACCTCGAAGGTGGCAGCAAAATTGACACTGCTCCTAATAAGGACGTTGAGCGCACTGACGCTGAAATTTCCACAGATTTGATTGACACCTTTAACATCCTCGAAGAGATGGCTGATGCGGTTGCGACCGGCATTGTGCGCGGGTTGGTGGTTAGCGGTCCGGCGGGCATTGGCAAAAGCTTCCGCATTATGCAATCCATGGACAAGAATTTCAAGAATATTACGACGAAGGGCGGTTTGCCCATGTACGAAATAATTAGTGGTTGCACCACTCCTACAATGCTTTACGAGAAGCTTTGGGATAACAAAGAAGCTGGTAAGGTTATTATTTTTGATGACTGCGATCAAGTTTTGTTTGATGAAGATTCGCTCAACATGCTCAAGGCAGCACTGGATTCGAAGAAGACGCGCAAAGTTTGCTATAATGCTCGTAGCCATGCGCTTGAGGAGCGTGGTATTCCTAATCACTTTGAATTTGAAGCTGGTATTATTTTCATTACCAATATCAAATTTGATATGATTAAGAGCCAGCGTATATCGGCGCATTTGGAAGCGATTGTTAGCCGCTGCCATTACATGGATATTGGTGTTGACACCGCGCGCGAGAAGCTCATCCATATCAGGAATGTTGTTGAACTGTATGATATGATGGCAGATTACAAATTTACTGCGCATCAGAAAGCTGAAGTGATTGACTACATCTTCGCTAATTACATAAATTTGCGTGAGCTTTCCTTGCGTATGGTTATTAAGATTGCGGCGCTTCGAAAGGCGATGCCGCAGAACTGGACGAAGTTTGTTGAGCGTAGCTGCCATAGGAAGGCAGCATAATGCTATGATGTTTCCCGAACAAATTGTAGCTGATAAGCATAAAAAGACTCAAATCGAGCAAACGTGTATATCAGCTATACATTGGTTAGCAAGGCATGCATTAATTTCCACTAATATGTATGGGAGTAAACGCAGCAAATGGATCACCTATCATGTAGGTGATATGATTATTGATAGAATGATAGGAAGATCAGTTGATATTAATATTATTAATAATCGGTCTTCTTATAGCCATCTGATAGTCCATCATATAACACAAATCGAAATAGTTCATACTGATTTCTTAATTTCATACTATACACCAGATATAATAGGCATTGACTATATCGAAGTTACTAAGGGAGACGATCGTGTATCGTGGGTAGGCAATATAGATACGTTTGAAAATGAAGTAACTTTTGCTAAACTAGTTCTCAGCGATTGAGTCTTTAACATATATTTAGAAGAAATGGAGGGTCTGCCTCTCCATTTTGATTTAATACTTTACAATTAATAATATATAGAGCATACTGTTTATAGTATGCAAACATGTATAATAACAATCGAAAATGAAGTCAGTATTAAATTAGATGGACTTGATCTAAAGACTCGACGCGATTGCGTTAAGGCTGTTAAGTATTTCTTGCCGCATGCTAGGTATAGTGCAGCTTTTAAACTCGGTCGATGGGATGGGACTACAAGTTTTTGTACAGTAGGTGGTAGAACCTACCTTAATCTATTAGACAAAATACTACCAATTATCAAGGATAGCGGTTATGACATAGTTATTGATGATCACAGACAAAGTTACGAATTTGACTTTGAAAACATTGATGAAAATTTCCTAAGTCACCTAACTTGGCCAGAAGGGCATCGTGCAGCAGGCGAGCCTATAATGTTACGAGACTATCAGGTACAATGTATTAATGAATGTATTAATAATTTACAAGGTTTAACTATAGCGGCGACAGCGTCAGGGAAGTGTCAACCTCTTTCAAGTAAAATAAAAATTCCTGGGGGTTGGACTACTATGGAGGCTATAACTGTGGGTGATATAATTACAGTACCTGATGGTAGTAATGCTACAGTATTAAATATATATGATCCTGGCATTAAAGATATATATGAAATAACATTTGAAGATGGTAGAAAAGTTAAATCATGTGGTGATCATTTATGGAAGGTTCATAATCATGATTGGCCAGGTAAATGGAAAATACTTAGTTTGATTGATATAATTGAAAAAAGAAAAATAAATCAACGAGCTATATCTATCCCATTAGCATCTATGAAATTTGATAATACTAATATTGATCTACCTATGAATCCATATTTGTTAGGTGCATTATTAGGTGATGGATCATTTAGAGAGAATTTTGGTATCAGCTCAGCTGACCAATTTATTTTAGATAAGATATCATCATTATTAGATAATGCTTATATTTTACATCATAATAATAATTATGATTATTCATTTAAGTTTAAAACACCTAAAATACATGCGGTTGCAAGATCGAATTGGATGAAACTTCATCCAAAAAATCAAAATGGTAAATTAGTAAAAGGTTTACCTTATCCTACTTATCATAAATATAAAGCAATAATCAATGACTTAGGATTAAAAGGTACATATAGTCATACCAAATTTGTACCTCAGATGTATCTTAATGCTGGATATCACCAGCGTATTGAAATGATACAAGGTTTATTAGATACTGATGGATATGTTAATCAAAGAGGTTGCATTAGTTTTACTACTACAAGTAAACAACTTGCTGAAGATTTTGCATATTTAATACGAAGTGTTGGTGGTATAGCCAGACATACGCATGGAAAAAATAGAACATATAAATATAAAGGAGTTGTAACTCCTTGCAAAGATTGCTATAATGTATCTGTTTATCATCCAACTCCATCTATTTTAGTAACTCTTCCTAGAAAATTACAATTAATAGAAAAAAGAATTAAACGAGTAGCTAATAATAAGTTATTTGGTTTGGCAAGAAAAGCATTATTAAATATAATTGATATTAAAAAGGTATCAACAGAACCAGTTAGATGCATTATGATTGATCATCCAGATCATTTATATGTGACAGATGAATTTGTAGTTACTCATAATACTATTGTTACCGCATCATTAAGTATGATAGCACAAAAATATGGTAGAACAATAATTATCGTCCCGAACAAAAATTTAGTCCAACAAACAGAAGAAGACTATCGCAACATAGGATTAGATGTAGGTGTATTATACGGAGATAGAAAAGAATATAACAAGACGCATACAATATGCACTTGGCAGAGTCTAAATATATTAGATAAAAAGAATAAAGATGCACTAGACGAAAATCAATTTGAAGTGTTTATGGATAACATCGTAGCAGTTATTTGTGATGAAGTTCATCTAGTTAAGAACACCAATGTAATTCATACGTTGTTAACGACTACGTTTGCAGGTATTCCAATTAGGTGGGGATTAACAGGGACTATACCTGAAGAAGAATATAATCAGGTAAGTTTGTATAGTGCTATAGGACCTGTTATTGGAAATCTAACAGCTAAAGAATTACAAGATGCTGGTCATTTGGCACAATGTCATGTTAATATGATACAAACAACTGAGACAGTAGTGTATAGAACTTATCCAGAAGAATTAAAATATCTAGTTACTAATCCAATACGATTAGCTTGGTTAGCTAAGATGATCAAAGATATAGCATTAACTGGCAATACATTAATTCTAATTGATCGTATTGAGACTGGCAAAATTTTACAAGAATTGATACCAGAATGTGTTTTCATTAGTGGCAAAATGAAAGCAACTGATCGTAAAGAACATTATAAAGATATTAACTTAGATAATAATGCTATAATGGTTGCTACGTATGGCACCACATCAACTGGTATTAGTATTAATAGAATTTTCAATCTTGTGCTAGTTGAACCCGGGAAAAGCTTCGTAAGAGTGATACAAAGTATTGGTAGAGGATTACGTAAGGCAGATGACAAAGACGCAATATCAGTGTTTGATATTTCTAGTAAATGTAAGTTTTCTAATAAACATATGCTTAAACGAAAAAAATTTTATGACACGGCGGAATACCCCTGGACACTTAATAAAATTACTTATTAATCATGTTTATAGAAAATAAATACAAACTTTGGTATTTCAATATAATATATCACGCACAAAATAGACAACTTAACAAAAATATATATGTTGAGAAACATCATATCATACCAAAATGTATGAATGGTGATAACTCTATAAACAATATTGCTGTATTAACAGCAAGAGAACATTTTATTTGTCATAAGTTACTAATAAAATTTGTTATTAGTAATTTTCATAAAATAAAAATGAAACATGCATTAGGAAAATTTGTTCAATGTAATAGAAATCAAAGAAGATTATTAACTTCGCATCAATATGAATCAGCACGTAAAGCAATAATAGAAGCCAGAACTGGTCAGAAACATACCATTGATTCACGAAATAAAATGAGTATTACCAGAAAAGGTAGAATACCGTGGAATAAAGGAAAGAAAGGATCACAAGTAGTTACTGAAGAAATGAAAATTGCCCGAAGCATCAGACTGAAAGGAAAGACATTTACTGATCGATTTGGTGAAGAGCGCGCTCAATTAATAAAACAACAAATAACGAATAGTAAACTAGGTAAACCATCAGGTATGTTAGGAAAGAAACACAGTTTAGAAACAAGATTAAAACAATCTAAACCAAAACAAGGAAGTCCTCATATTAGACTGATATGTCCTAATTGTAATTTACCTGATAAAACACCTCGACATATTAGATTATATAGTAAATTAGACAAAATATCTTACACATAACAGTGATTTATTTCATCAGTTGGTTCATTTTATTATTAAATAATAATACATTTATAGTAAATTGTATTAATTAGGAAAATAAAATTAAAATACTCACCAATGAAAATAAAACATACGACTTGAATAAAATACCTGACCATACCAATGACATTCGGTATTGTGTTCTTGACTATAGTGATCAAGCAAACATAGACTATTATTTTATGCCGTTAGTGTTCTTAGAAAGTTTTAACAGTCCGTGTGTTGATATTAAGATAGGACCATTCAATATACAAATGCCATTGGATTGGAGCGTTGTAATTGGAGATATTAATCTTGGTGAATTAGAAGTTATGCCATTAATTTACTTAAATGATAAAGACTTTGACGTATTTGCAATCAATCCCATAAGTGGTTATATGCCCAGATACTTAAAATTTGAAATATTAAACATTTGGGCAGATGTTAAATGGTATTTCCCTAAGTTAAAGAACGGACATTTACTAGCCGTTCCATTACAAGATACTACGGCGCCATTGTGCGCCTTATTCATTAAAGACATTGGAAAAATTCCAGAGTGTCTTGATATTAGACAGATTTTTTAATGTTGAATAAATGAATCTGAATCTAAACTTTTCTTTATAATAGCAAGCTCTGGCCATCCTGTATTCTTTAACTTTTTAATAGTAGGATCATCCATTGATGTTATAAACCCTTCTTTAACAGCTTCTAATACACTTCTCATTATTGAATATTTGCACGTTTGTATCGCATTTGGTGACGGATGTTTAATATAGAATAATAATGATCCATCTTTCTGTAATGCAGCAATTTGTTCTTCTTCTGTTGGATCTGTAATATATACAATAGCTGACGAAGTCTGTTTTATAGCTGCTAATCTAACTGCATCGGTTGGATTTTTTATATAATGTAATGTAAGACCGTTTTTGTTTACTGCGGCCAATTGAACAACCTCCGATGGATGTTTGATATATTTAATGTGATATGGCGCCATTTCAACGGTGGCGACTTGACCATCAATAGTTTTAATATCAGTAAAATCACCTAATCGCATCTTTTATTTAGTAGTATTTAGAAAAGCAGACCCCTCAGATCACTTCAGCTTTCTGAGGGGTTGCTCGAGTCTGCTTGATTTCACTCAAGCTAGCTTTATATTACTGGCTCTGGATAGTAGCAAAAGTTGGTCCTTGTAGTGGAACACCTGTTAATACCCATTTATAACTATTACCATTAAATGTATATGCTAATGAATCTGTAAGTTTAGCCAGATTAAAGGTAGTTCCTGTATCTACTATAAACACGTTTGGATTAC